CTCCCATTGTAAAACTCCATTAATGCTCTATTTATGGCGTCATCTGGTTGGGTCATATTCTTTTCTACTTCATTTCTTCTTGCATTTCTTTGAAACATAATCTGCATTTGATGCCAATGCGTTGGATTGTAAATGTCAATCTCCCCCCTTATCTCTGGTTTTGGTTTTACAATTGGTTTTGGAAATATAGGGCCACTATCAGGAGGTGGACAATAAGTAGGTTTACCATCCAGACGAGGACTACAAGCGTGTGCAGGTGGGTCGGTCACTGGTGCAGTGCATCCAACCAATATGAGTGGTATTGCCAAATACTTAATCATTCGGGAACAGGTAATCATATCTCATTATATAGTATATTATTATTGTATCAGCAATCAATAAAATTGCATCCATTATAACAACCGACCAAGTAACCGTTTGAGCTGCCATAGTTTAATCCTCCACCATCTACGTTTACGTTGAACTGGTAATATCTCTTTGAACCGATGCATTAGATACCTTGGTCTTTATATCGAGAGTAAAACTCTTTCAATGAAGATTGGCATTGACCCTTATTTTCTTCTGGGTATTCGTCTTTATATCCTTTAATTCTTTTCCATTCATTATGAAGTGCTCCAAGTAACCACGCTTGAGATAAACTATGAGGTCCATTCTCTAATAGTTCAAGATGTCTTTTATTATTACAAAAATTTTTTGCGTAGTCTTCTCTCCAATTTGTATCGTCGTATGTTTTTTCCATTATAGTCCTTCGCTCCAAAAGTTATCAATTGGTGATTGTATGTTTCTTGACATTACAAACAATCCAATATTTGTAAAAAACCAAAATATATTTATTATCCAAGTATTTCGCCAAAGATATTTTCGATTATACTCTACAATGTAAATATCTCTTTCATTACCCCCTTTTCTAACTATCTGCTCTAATCCTAATGCAACCACAAAACCAATTGCATAGATGTAAAAGATAAAATTTAGAAAGCTAGATGTGAGTAGTAAAAGAGATACCATTTAATTGTTACAGGTGTAATATTTATTATATCACTAAACCATTGACATTGCAAGTTGTAACTCTCTTGCGTGTTTGAGTTCGTCCTCTGCTATCTCCGCAATCTTTTTATCTTCTGGATGATATGCAGAGTATTTAACATAAGTTTCATATGCATGTTTCTCAATTTTCATATTGATGTCATACGCATTTATTGGACTAATGAAATAATAAGCAACCATAATCCAATAGTAAAGAAGAACCAAGTGTTTAGCGAAGAATCTATCGATCCAGTGTTCATCGCCTCCACGAGTTTCCATCTCCTCCAAGTGTTCTGTTTCATTTAATGCCTGATAGAAATGTTCCTTCATTAAGTATATATGGTCTTCTCCTCGTAATCCAAGTGACTCACGAAAGTGAAGTACACTTATGAATGAGAAGTATGGTGCTCTTGCAATTACTTCAAGAACCCAGAATCTTTGAAAGTCTCTACCACGATAGAGAAAATCAATGATGTATATTGTGGTATCTAATACCCAAGTGTTAAATTGTTTCATACAAGTATAGGATGTGCCCAAGCGTATTGTGGATAGAACCATAATGCGGTTCCAATGGTTGTAAAGATAAGAAAGGTAGATGTGATGGGTAGATTTTTCATTATTCCTCCTTCTTAATTGATTCCAAAGAAAAAGGATGTTCGTGTAGATACGGAACATCCTCCCTTGCGTGTCTTACTGCTTCAAAAGCGTCTGTGGCATATTCGCCTATTTCGTGATATTCATTTTTTTGGTCGTGCCAACTTAGTGTGTAGTGGGACATGATAGTTTCAACTCCAGTACATTATTATTTAGTATATCATACTAGGTATAATTACGCATTGATGTGTGGACTCCCACACCTATCATATTCTTTTTCTTTTTATTTTAACAATTGAAATTCCTGCTATTAATCCTACAACTAATCCTAGAGATGCTACTGCAATTGTAGTGCTGAATACTAATTCAACTGGAATGAAAGGTTGTGCTTCCCAAGTGCCTGGCAATGTATATACTGATGGGTTTGATCCAAAAATCATTTTTTTTTCTTTTCTCTATGTATATTCTAGCAGAATATTTTAGAATTGCAACTTAACAATTCTTATTTAAGTCTTCTGCCATACCACCACCTATCTCTGCACCTTGATTTCCACTGAACATTGTTACCCAACCAGCAGCAACCCAACCAATAATGGGAATATTAGCGACGCTAGGAGCAACACTGGCACCAACACTTGAACCAACGAGCCTTCCTGTTTGCTCTGCTCCTCCGATTGCTTTGATACAGGCTTCTGATTTTTTATCTCCTTCTGTAACTGTAATTGGTTTGTTGTGAACTGCACCGTCCATCGTGTACTGTTCCACGACTTTAACTTTGTTGTTAGCCAACCCAAGAAACCCACCTTTAGTATTGCTATCCCTTTCCACACGCATTACTTTTGGATCGTTTGCTTTATAACTTATCTTATATCCATTATGTCCAACTTCTGCTTCATATGATGTATAAGGACCAACTGGTAAGTTGATGCTTGGTAATTTACTTTGACGATTTGATAAAGAACCTATCATACCAATGTGGGATAAACCAATAAGTCCACCCAATCCCAAGGCGAACCATTTACCCCATTTCACTTGTTTTTCCATTATCCTTTCTTAGGTGGTACTGAAGGTGCAAGAACCATTGGTGCTTGCTCAATTCTGATTGTTTGTGCGGGTGCTGTATTTGCTGCTTTCTCAATTAATACTTCCATATCTTTCTTAGATATACTTGCTCCTCCCCCTGATGCTGCATTCTTTTTCCTTTGTCCTGCTTCAACACCGAAAGTAGCTAGGACCCCCGTAAAGACCGAAGCTATGAAAGTTGGATCAATATTTTCCTGTTTTGATAAACCAGGAAATTGAACGTAATTTAACGTCAATATTCCACCTGCCCAGATCAAGATCCCAAGTCTTACAAAAGTACTTAGGATCGCCATCTGTTCTTCTTTGTCATCCATTGCCTCTTTTATTTTACCTAGAGGACCTTTAGATTTTACTTCTTCTTTTTTAACTGCTTCAGCCATGGGATCGGTATGTCTATATTATATATAGACACTTAATCCTTAGAATCCGAATGGTATGGGTGATTCTGGTGTTGCAGTGGCATCTGGTGATGCAACAGGGTTAGATGGTGCAGGTAAACTTAATCCTCCAGTAACTCCACCTAATGCTCCACCACCAAGGTCTCCAAGACCACCAAGTTTTTCGGTGACTGCTTCCATTACCTTGCCTTTGACGCTATCGATAATCGCATCCTTGCGTATGAATACGTAACCGCCAATACCAACAACGGTGAGAGATATAACACCACTTGCAATAGCGATTCCATTTACTATTTTTTGTAACATAATACTATTTAATACAAATTATATATCATACTCGCTATTTTCTCCCATATATTCGAGAGAAACAATTTCGTGGTGGATTTCTTTATCCTCTCGAAGTAACCATTCTGCAAACTCCTGACGAATAGAGATCGCATCTTTTAACTGTTCTACATCACCATCAGTGCATAGTTCATTCATTCGGTCTATTGACCAATCGTAAGTTGTTCTAAGAGTCTTTGTTAAATTCACCGTAATCTTTACGCATATAGCGTCCGAGTATGTTGCTATTATAGTACATCGGTGTCCCGTCGTCAAGTGACTCCATCAACACATTGTGTAAGAACAGTTGTTTTGTCTCTTCGTAGTTTACTTTTCCAAGGGTTTCGTGGAGGGAGATGATTTCTCTTCTGAAAGAGTCTTTTCCAATTTCTCTAATATCTCGTTTAAGATCGTCAGAGCTTCCGTAATATCTTTTCCAGTCTGACTCTGAGGTAACTTTTCTTTTTCCTCCCTTGGGCTTTCGCTTCTGTACGAAGTACTTCCTCCCGATGTAGGACTTACCACTGTTGGTGTTGGTGATGCGATAGACGAACCCATAGTAATCACCAATATCATCAGAGGTAAAAGGGCGACCTTCGTATATCCAAGGGTTTTCATAATCGACTTCCAAAACAGTAATCATATTTTAACACATTCATATCTATATATCCATAAATATCAATAAACGATTATATAGATGACTGTTTATAGAAAGAACATAACTATTAATGTTGGTGAGACTTTCAGTGAAGACTTAACCTTATTGAGTGCTGATGGAACTGGAGTAGTTGATCTTTCAGGTTTTACTGGAGAATCAAAGTTAAGAAAGCATCCTCGAAATCCACAGTTCGCAGATATTCAGGTTGGTATATCAAGTACTATTCAAGGACAAGTTAATATCTCTATTGCTGCTACAGTTACTAAATTTTTCCGTTCAGGTAGACATGTATATGATGTAGTACTAACTCGTCCAAGTGGTTCTAAATTTGTTGCAGTCGAAGGTAACGCTCTGATAAGAGCAGGTATTAACACCATCGTACATTATTATGGTTCACCATAAATAAAAATAAAAATATATGGCAGTCTTTAGTACAAATTTATTAATATATAAACACACTGACTTTGAGCAAACTTTTGTGCTTGAAGATGGTCTATCTAATAGTGCCAAAAACCTTACAGATTTTACTGGTACTTGCAGAATGCAAAGAACATTAAATCTTGGAAGTTTAACAGCATTTAATTTATCATTCACAAATAGGGCACTAGGTAAACTTAGAATATCATTAACTAATGCACAAACAGCAAATATTGAAGAAGGTAAATATTTTTATGAATTGATGTTAACTGATTCAGGCGGTGTCGTAGAAAGAGTAATTGAAGGGCAAGTAATAGTTAAACATCCTGTCACTTGGGATTCACCACCACCTCTTACTCCTTTTGATCCTCAAGTTCCTTAGATTTAAAATAAAAACTCTCACACTTAAAATAAATTCTAAGCTGAGAGTATTTTGATTTGTTGTATTTGTATTCGATTGGTTTGGAGTATTCTCTGAATGGATTTCGATGGATTGATAGTTTGTCGTATTTTGATAGCATATAGTACCTTAAGGCACTTTATTTATACAATTTTGGTATCAATTATGGCACAAAGTCAGGAAAATCATACGGACCATTTAACTTCTTCTCTAACTCTCTTTCATCTAAAACTTCATGAATTAATTTTTTAAATTCTTTTTTAAGTTCTTCAGTTAATTCTATTTCCATTTTTAAAGTTTAATAATAATTCAAAATCCTCAGACACACCAGCTCCCGCTTGGTAGTTCTGGGGATTTAGTTTTGCAAGTTTGACTGACTTTAGACCACCGATGATGTCAGCACGATTAATAACAGGTTTCATAATTAACTTTTCTGAATAGCATCTTCTAATGTTTTATTTCTTTTCTTAATGTTAGGTATTAAATCTTTAATAGGATCAGATTTCTTTTCACCATCACCCATAG